ACATATCAAGCCGCACCGCCGAGTACGGCAACTCTCATTCTTGTCTCGGAGGCTGTCTCACAGCTTCCGAAAATAGCTCTTGACGCTGAAAAGATAGTTGAAGAAACACTTTCAGTAGCCAAGGATTGTCGTATTTTGGGCGAAATCGTGGCGATATTGATTCTCGGCGCAAAGAACATCACAGAGATAAAGAAAACCCCGCAAATCAAAGAAAAACGGTATCTGTGGGGGCTTATCCGTGTGAAGAAGACGGTCGAGGTTGAAGAAGTGATAAACCGAAAGGAGGCTCTCGCCCGTGAAGTTCTTGAAGAACTCTCGCCGAGAGAACTGAACAACACTGTGACAAGTCTTCTTTCAAGCATGAACATAGCCGATTTTTTCGGGCTTACCACTTTCCTGACCGAAGTAAATCTTCTTCATCAAAGGAAAGTGGAGAACTGAATGACAGCATTTGGGCGGTAGTGGCGGGTTTCGCCAAAGGCTTCAACCTCTGTTTTGATTATGTCCTGTATGACATCAGCTATACAAACATGATAATGTTCAGTGCTGTTCTTCCGACTTATGACAGGAAGACAGACGATAAGAAAGACAAAGAACAAGACATCATCAAAGCCGATGACCCGAAGAACAGAGACAAGGTAAGAGAATTTTTTGAGAACTGCGATTAAAGCGACTGAATATGAACAATGACGGAGGAAGATTAAATTACGGTGTCGGTCTTGACAACAGCCAACTGAGGACTGATGCGTCCGAATCACGCCGTCTGCTTCAAGGCATCGGGCAGACAGCCGAGACAGAGGGCGACAGAATTGATGAAGCGTTCAAGAAGATTGGCGCAGCCGCCGCTGGCGTGTTCGCCGTCTCTCAGATAAAGAACTTTGTCACTCAGGTTGCGACCGTCCGTGGAGAGTTTCAGCAGCTTGAAATAGCGTTCAAGACAATGCTTGGCTCGGCGGCTCAGGCTGATGCGCTGATGTCTCAACTTGTCAAGACAGCCGCCACGACCCCGTTCGGTCTGACCGACATCGCTCAGTCAGCAAAACAGCTTCTCGCCTACGGTGTTGAAGCCGACAAAGTGAATGAAACCTTAATCCGCCTTGGAGACATCGCCGCTGGTCTTTCAATCCCGATAAATGACCTCGCCTATCTATACGGAACAACAATGGTTCAGGGGCGTTTGTACACGCAAGACCTCAATCAGTTCTTGGGGCGTGGTATTCCCTTGATTGAACAGCTTGCCCAGCAGTTCGGCGTTGCCGAAAATCAGGTCAAGGCACTTGTGGAGGAGGGAAAAGTAGGCTTCCCCGAAGTTGAACAGGCGATCATTAACCTGACAAACGAGGGCAGCATGTTCGGCGGTCTCATGGCGGCTCAATCTCAAAGCATAACAGGGCAGATTTCAAACATTGAGGACGCTATTGATACAATGTTCAATGAAATCGGGAAACAGAACGAGGGTGTTATCAATGACGCTCTCGGTCTTGTCTCAACCCTGATTGAGAACTGGGAGACAGTCGGGAAAGTTCTTCTGACCGTCATCGCTACATACGGGGCGTACAAAGCCGCCGTCATCGCTGTTGCCGCCGCACACAAGCTGATGAACATCTGGGGAACGGTTCAGGCTGTTTTGTCCCTGTCAAGGTCAATCCGTTCGGCAAAGGACGCTATGCTTCTGTTTAACATGGCTGTCAAGGCTAACCCGCTCGGACTTGTCTTGTCTGTTGTCGCAGCCGCCGTCTCTGCGTTCGCCCTGTTCAGGGACACGACCGATGAAGCCGCTGACGCAATCAAGGCTGAGAGAGAGGAAGCGGAAGAGTTCAACAAGCGTGTCGGGGAATCTGCGGGCAAAGCCATATCAACATACAAGACCCTGCAAGCCGAGTACAAGAACTGTAAAACAGCACATGAACAGCGTCAATGGATAAAGGAAAGTCAGACAAAGTTCAAGGAACTCGGCATAGCCGTTACAAGTGTCAATGACGCTGAAAACATCTTTGTCAAGAACACATCAGTCATGATGACCGCTTTCAAGAAGCGTGCGGAGGCGGCTGCATGGCAGAGCAAGGTCGATGAGGAATACGCAAAGAGAATTGAGCGTCAAATGCAGCTTGAAGACCAACGGGATAAAATTCAGGCTGGAAGCAAAGTGCCTGGCTATTCTCACACGACACAGGGCGGCAACGAATATGTTGACCGAAGCGGAAATTGGGTCTATACTGAACAGGGGGCGAAAAACGCCCGTGAAGCGTTCAACAGGTCTATCGCCAACGACCCTGTTCTGAACGCCATTGATGAGCGTATCAACCGATACACAAAGAAAATGTCGGAAGTGTCATCGGAATTTCAGGGGCTGTTTGAACAGGCGGGGACAACGACAAAGACCAAAGCGGAAGAAAGGGATGAGGAAAGAGCCGCCAAAGAACAACAGAAGATAGCCAACGAGACGGCTCAACGCAATGAGAAGATACGGGAGTATTCAGACAAGGTTTCAGAAGCCGTCACACAGGCTGAGTTTGACATCCGTCAGGCTCAAATCAACGCTATGGATGACGGTTATGAGAAGACCGTTGCGCAGGTTCAGTTGAACTACGACCGTCTTATTGCCGAGAATGACAAGCGGGCGCAGAAGATGATTGAAGACCTGAAAGACAAAAAGACCCTTGAATGGCTCAATCAGAACCCGAAAGCGACAAAGGAACAGGAGATTGAATACCGAGCCTCCCTGAACCTGACAACGGCTGACCTGTCTTCTGAGCAACAGGCTATGCTGCGTTCCTATGCCGAAATAGCCCGTCAAATTCAGGTCAACGGGAACAGGGCAGCTTTGGATGATATGCTGAAAGACGTTCTGACTTATGAGCAGCAGAGGACAGAGATAGCCGAAGAATATGAGAAGAAGCGGAAAGCCCTGTATCAGACAGATGAACAGGGGAATTATGTTCTTGATGAGAGCGGAAGTCCCGTTCTCCGTCAGGGTGTCACGCAGGGCAATGTCGATGAACTGAACAGACAGGAGGAAGAAGCCCTGCGGCGTGTTGATGAAATGTTCGCTGAACGGGAGGCGACATATCAGGCGTGGTGTAATCAAATTGCAGACATGACCCTTGAACAGTTGCAACAGGTCTTGGAACGGGCTGAACAGGAACTCGCTGACCTTGAAAAGAACGGCGGGGCTTCTGACAAACAACTGTCTGTCGCCCGTGCGAAAGTCACGACAGCGAAGAACAAAGTTCAGAGCGCACAGGCAAAGAATGATGTCAGCCCTGACAAACGCTCCGTCAAAGAGTGGAAAGACCTCTACAAGACACTTCTTGAATGCGAAAAACAGTTTGAGAGTATCGGGAACACGGTCGGAGGCGTTGCGGGCGAAATAATCTCTGTTGCTGGCAATATAACGACTTCATCGCTCTCAATGATAAATGGCATTGTTCAGCTTGTGAATATGTCATCAGCGGGCATTCAGGGAACGGCTGTCGCTGCGGCTACTGCAATAAGCACTGTTGAAAAGGCTTCTGTCATTCTGACTATCATTTCTGCCGCCATGCAGATTGTCATGCAGATCGTCAACCTGTTCAACAGCGATGATGAAAAACAGGAACACATAGAGGCGTTGCAGGGTCGTATTGACCAGCTTCAGTGGGAACTTGATAACGCCGACATCGTGAGGCTTCAAGAGAACAGCGGAAAGGCTGTTGAGCGTGTCAGACAGGCGTTGAGTGAAACATATCAAGAACTGTTGAAGAACAAACTTGCCGTTGGGGATGTGGCAGGGGCTTGGAGGCTTCTATTTACGAATGTTTCATCTAACTCAGAGGTTCTTGAAAAGACAGCCGAAAAACTTGCAAAAGCATACGCCAACATTGAATACACGGCTGACAAGGCTCTCGGAGGCGAGAAATATGCTTCGGCGAAAGAACAGCTTGAAAACATCGCACAGCAGCAAATTCTCATTCAGGAACAGATTGAGGCTGAACAGAGCAAGAAGAAGTCAGACGGCGGTCAGATTGAGGAATGGCAGCGTCAGATTGAGGAACTTGGTCAGGAGGCTGTTCAAATCATCAATGACATGGTGGAGGACATCATCGGCGGGTCAAGTTCTGAGATTGCAAGCGAACTTGGGGACGCTTTCTTTGAGGCGTTTCAGGCGGGCGAAGACTATGCGGAGGCTTGGGGCGACAAAGTGAACGAAATTGTGGCTGACGTTATGAAACGTATGCTTGTCTCAAAGTTCCTTGAAGAACCGCTCGGGGAAATCTTTGACAAATATAAGAAGATATGGTTTCCCAACGGAAGTGGAGAAAACACCCTTGACAGCGTGATAAACTCCATGGGCAGCTTCGCAGCGGACCTTAACGCTGTCGGCGATGATTTCGCAACGATTTGGGAAAATCTCCCTGACAGTGTTAAATCAATGTTTGACGTGACAGAAGAAGCGACACGAGAAGCCTCTGAGAAAGGTATCGCAACGGCTTCGCAGGAAAGCGTTGATGAACTCAACGGGCGGGCGACAGCCATACAGGGACACACCTATTCAATCTCGGAGAACACAAAAATCATTCTGTCTGTCGTGAACATGATTTTGCAGTCAGTCTTGAACATTGAGACACACACGGAGCGCATTTCGGGTCTCGTTGAAGACGTTGAAAGTTCAGTGAAAGAAATGAAAGATACAGTTAACGACATAGCCCTCAAAGGCGTAAAATTGAAATGATTATGAACATTGAAGAAGTTATAAGACAGGTCTATTCCCAAGCGAGACTGCTTGGGTCTTGTCATCGGTTCAAGGGAACAGAAAAGACACTTGAAGACATTGTCGCCCTGTTCTGTTCCCCGCAGGGTATGGAGTTCTGCATAAACAACCGTTTCCCGAACATGGCGACATTCCGCCTTTTCAAGCCGTTTGAGCCTGAGAAACAGGGTGTGTATATTGATTCGGGCGTTCTGACGCTCAGAAACCCCAAAAGGGTCGTTCTTGTCGGCAGAACGAGCGCAACAATAACGTGTGATACGCTTGAACGGCATGAGGTCTTTCTGCTTCACGGGGCGAAAGCGATCATCAACGCTTCGGGCTGGTCTGTCGTGTCTGTCTCAGGGTCAAAAGGCTGTCAGGTTATCCGTAACATATCTGGAAATGCGGTCATATTATGATGTCAGGTAAATTATACATAGACGGTTATGACGTTTACAAACAGTACGGCGTTTATGTCACGGACGGCGGGTGGAACACGCTTGTCGCCATGCCGCCGCTGAAAGACGTTGAGAAGAACGACTGGCAGGATGAAGACGGCATTGAAGCCGACCTGTCAAATCCCGTTCTGAACACCCGTGAAGTGAGCATAACTTTTGCCATTTCGGGCGTTTTCAGCCGCTATTATGAATTTATCGACATGCTCTCTGACGGTTCTTATCACGTCTTTGACTGCGCTTTCATCGGGCGGAAATACACGCTCCGCCTTGTCTCTCAGAGCAACCGTGAATACGCCGTCACTCTTGGGCGTGAGACTTTGAAGTTCGCTGACGATTATCCACTTGACGGCTATACCTATAAAGCCCCTGTCAGTTATATCGCGGCTTCCGATGATTATCTGATAGATGATGTCCCTCTGACAAACTACGGGGCGAGGGTTATTTCAGGAAGTTTTGCGGAAGTCATCAAAACAGCCGCAGTCAAACAGAATATGCTGAGGAACATCAAGACAAAGACAGGGGCGATATATGACGGGAAGAATGTCTTCTTCAAGGCAAAGGATGTCAAACTGAACATTCTCATGCGTGCCAACAGCGTTGAGCAACTGTGGCGGAACTATGATGCGCTTCTTTATGACCTTATTCAGCCCAATGAACGGACGCTGTGGGTCAAGGAGCTTGAACAGGATTTCCCGTTCTATTATAAGTCATGTTCCGTCTCTGAGTTTTTCCCCGATGACAGGATTTGGCTGAAATTCACGCTGACGCTCTGTTTCACGAGGGATTTCAGAATTGATGAAAGCGGAACTGTTCTCGCCTCTGAGGACGGCATTGTCATCTTCACGGAGAATGATGTTTACGCCATTGACTTGATGTTAGACAGCTATTCATACGTGTCAATGCGCTTTGTGAACAACAAACAGACATTGCGTTTGACCGCAAACGGAAATCTCAGGTTCAACAATTAAAACCATATACAGATGAAGAAAATAAAAATATCTGAACTGCCTCTGTGCAGCACCTTGAAAGGTCTGTTCACGATAGGAACGGATTCACAGAACAGAAGTGTCAAGGTCTCACTGCAGTTCGTTGAAGACAAGACAAACACGGCTGTCGCGAATGCCGAAACCGCCACAGCAGCCGCCAACACAGCGAAGAAGAACGCTGACACGGCTACCGCCAACGCTCAAAAGGCAACCGAAAATGCCGTGACCGCCACAAACAACGCTGTCAAGGCGACAACAGAGGCTCAGACAGCGACAAAGAACGCCCAGACTGCAACGAAAAACGCTCAGGACGCAACGTCTGAGGCTCAAAAGGCAACAGAGGCTTCCAAGTCTGCGACACAAGCCTGTAACGCCGCCACAGAAGCCGCAAATGAAGCGACAGCGGATGCGGTTCAGGCTACATCAGAGGCGGAAGCGGCAACGGCTGAAACCCTGCTGACCATTCAGAACCTTGTGCCGACAGGTCTGACGGTTGAGCCTCTTCCCCGTATCACGTTCGGGAATGTCAACCAGATAAGGATAAAGGCTGTTTTAAGCCCTCTGACGGCTTTGAAGAACCTGATTTATATCAGTGACAACAGGGCTGTAGTCGTGGGCACAGACGGGCTTGTAACGCCTGTGGCGAAAGGTAAAAGCGTTGTTCATGTCATACCAACCTGCAACACCTCTCTCGCCAAGACGCTTTTGGTTGAGGTCGGCGACCCGACATTGAGACTTGTCAACACCCGCACACAACTCCGCTTCACTCAAAGCGGCGTTCTGCGGCTTAATTAAAACAACATTCAAAATATCAGATTTATGGCAAAGAAAGGCTACATCAGCGAAACAATGAACGGCGGGCGTATCGTCTCGCATGGAAAGATTACAGACTTGTCACAAGGCTTCAAGCTCCCTAAAGGTGCTTTGTTCTCAATCTACATAAGACCGAAGTTCAGCGTGTCAACGCTTGACACGGTTATTTCTGTGAAGTGTTATCAAGACGGGGATTTCTCAGAAGCACCCGTAGCGTTCAATGATTGGTCGCCGCTTGCGATCAGGGAAATCGCCCCTGACACGGAAATCATGAAAACGAATGACATTTATTGGGGAAGCGGTCAAAATGTGGAGGAAGAAGATGTATGAAAGTGAGCCTGTTAGTATCCGTTTCAAGGCGTATTAGGTCATGGGTTGCCCAGAGACGGAACAGAAGCAAAGAAATGAGACTGAACACACCGTCTTCGGTCATGTTCATTTCAGATAAAGGTAAAACTATTTTCAAATTCTTAAACAAGTAAGATTATGGCACTATCAGCACAAGAAGAAGAGGTAATCAAGCAGATTATCGAAGCATTTCAGAACGGGAAGCGTCTGAGTGACCTCCCGAATGTTTCAGGGACGAACCCCTACAACCTGTTTGTCGAGGTTCTTGACGAAGACGGGGAAAGCAAGAAAGCTGCCCTCGCCTCTCTGCTTCCTTATGTTGAGGAAGATTGCAGTTACGGCATTGAGTTTGACACGTCTGTTTCATCTCCGTCATGTACCCGTGTCGGAAATTTGGCTATGCACAAGAGCGTTCCCATTCAAAGCCGTATGCGGGGTTGTCTTCTTGATGACAGCGGAAAGGTCGTTGAGTATCTTGACCCACGAGATTGGACGGGTCAGGTCAGAGACGGTTCACGGGGTCAGGTTATGGTCGAAATCCCCATGCATTACCGCAAATGTGAGACAAACGGGACAAAGAGAACCGTCCGCATCAGTGAACTTCCCCTGCCTGGCTACACACAAGTCCCCTTGATTTATGTGTCAGCCTATGAAGCCGCCATTGAGCGAAGCACGGGCAAGCTCTGTTCTGTGGCTAACATGGGAACGGATTACAGAGGCGGGAACAACAACACTGAGTATGACGGCACTTATCGGACATTTCTCGGTCGCCCCGTGACAGCGATGAGCCGCACGGCTTTCAGAACAGCCGCCCGCAAAAGAAACACTTCTTCAAAGGCGTGGAACTGTTATGTCTATCAGGCGCACAAGACCCTGTTCTGGCTCTTTGCCATTGAGTATGCCACACTGAACTCTCAGGCGGCTCATAACTCAGAACTGACGGCGGAGGGCTATCATCAGGGCGGTCTCGGTGCTGGCGTGACAACATGGGACGGAACATGGTCAAATTTCAACGGTTATTATCCGTTCGTTCCCTGCGGGCACACAGACACGCTCGGAAATCAGACGGGAACTGTCTCTTATACCGCCGCAAATGATGACTCAACAATCACAAAGACTTTTGATGTTCCTCGTTACAGGGGCATTGAAAATCCGTTTGGTCATATATGGAAATGGACAGACGCTATCAATGTCCGTATCAGCCCAACCACTGATAACGGCGGGGACAACCTGTCAAAGGTGTTCATCTGTGATGACCCCGAGAAGTTCAACGACACGAACTATGAGGGTTACAGCCATGTCGGGAATGAAGCCCGTGCGGAGGGTTATGTCAAAGAGATAATCTTCGGAGAGGGCGGCGAAATCATGCCGTCACTTGTCGGCGGTGGTTCGACACAGTTCTTCTGTGATTATCACTATACCAACATTCCGACATCAGAGACGTTGCGTGGTGTGTTGTTCGGCGGTCGCGCGTCTGACGGTGCGGCT